CTGCGTTTTCAAGATAAATTTTTCTGTCTGTACCAGTAAGAGTATCTGCATTAACGATGTCGTCAAGGTCAATAGAACCAAGAAAATGGCGGTTTAATTTTACTAGATCTTCGTTTATCTTTTTGCTCATTATTGTGGCAATGATTCCATTGTGTTAATGCTTGGCTTTTTTGGCTTCCCTGCTCCAGTCATACTCTTTGGAAACATAGAACCGCGAGCTCCTGCGCCTCCTTTCCCCGCAGCCGTGTCTGTGGCTCCTGCTCCGGCATCCGGTGTTCCTTGCCCCTTCTGGAACATCTTTGTTGGGTCTTCTCCCCATACTTCAGCAAACCTCTCAGACATGTACTCCATGTTGATATTAGGGAATCGCTCTGCTCCTTGCATCATCTCATTAAAGAGAACCTTCGTAAGGTCAGAATTCTTTCTTGGTTTTTGTGTTGCGGTAACATAGTATGTGTATTTAACATTCTGGAGCGACAAAGGATTAACCTCTTGGATTCGAGTGGGGATTCCCGTTGTTTTTTTGATGTTCTCTTCTTCGTTATAAAGTTGAGGAGAGCTCTTCGGTGTCTCGGAAACGCGAAGAATTGACTGGCCAGAACCCTCGCCCTCAATAAGCTTGTCGATGTTCATCGATCGGTATTTATTCTTCACTTGGTCGTTCTCAACCGTTGCTCCAACCGGCTTGAACCAGTTTTCAAGATTATTGAACATTCTCATCGTTCCAAGCTTCGTCTCGAGTAGCGTCGTAGCCAAGATAATCCCCGACATAGCAAGATCTGCCTGCTGACGAAGCTGCTGTGATTGAGTAGCCGTCATGCGCGTTGTACCCACAGGGTTCTTTCCCTGCATAATTGGTGACGTTGAGTCGTCATCGAGGGCCTTGCTGATTTCCTGCATCATCAAAACCTCTGAGCGCTGCAATCCGTTTGCGTCTCCGATAACCTTTAGTTTGTCAGCGTCAATTCCTGTCGTCATCTTCCCTGGCATCATGATGCGTGTTGACAAATGAACGCCTGTGTTGTTTGCCATTGGTGGCATGAAAGACTTCTGTGTCTTTAAAATTGCCAATCGAAGCATTTCGTCATAGACCGCTTGCTTTGTACGAAGTTTCATAACCATCGACTTTCCGTAAGCGAAGTATGGGGAAATAATCTCACCAATTTGCTGAGTGATATTGTATTCCACCCCGTCTCCCCACTTGCGAGGAATAGGAAGTCCCACTGGTGTCATCAAAATACCATTTATAATAATGGCATACTCATTATTATTCCTGTCTTGGAATTTTATAACCTCAACCTGATCTTTTTGTGTCTCAGTTATCGTCCAATTTTTGTTGTAGTCTCCTGCGTCTGGTGGAAAATTAAAATACTTCGCCCCCCTATCAACGTACTGCCATCTTTCCCAGTCTCCATAAAGAGCAAAAGCATCGTCGTAGTTCTTTTGTTCTATCGTAAAGATAAATGGCTGGTTTTTAAATTCATAAACAGTGATATCTCCAAGATAAACGTTCTCATTAAGAAGAACATTGCGCGATGGACCCGACGATACCTTCTTCAAACGCTCTGTCCATTCGGCGAGTTTTATATTTTTGCCATCAAAAGGCACCGTGACATCCTTAAAAAGCTGGAACTTCTCGTCCCAAATTTCTTCAACGAACACCTCCCCTTGCTCGAGCATTGTGTAGTGGCGAAGAATCTTTTTCTCTTCATCATTGTCGAGAATAGATGTCTTTTCGTTGAGAAGATCGAGCGCGTGCCCCAGACCAACGTCTTCCGTATTCTTTTCATCGAAAGCGTGAACCTCAGAAGTAATATTTAGGTTGTGGAGCGCGTTCAGAATAACAAAAATCTTTTGGCGGGTTGTGCCAGTAACAAAAGTGGTATCCTCTTTATTTTTCTTTGGCGTGATAAATGTCTGAGCACCCTTCCTGTTCGCCTCGCATCGTTGCGTGTACGTCATCCCATCGAACTCATCGTGAGTCCCTTCGCGCACGTTGCGCGCCGTTGCAAGTTTCGCGCGTAGATTGTGAATATATTTTAATTCTTCGGGGGAATAAAAAGGAGTATCGACACCGTGCTTCTTTTTTTCCTCTTCTGCATTAAGGATGGGGTCTTTTGTTTTTTTTGCCATGTATTTAAATATAAAAATTACAAACTTGCTATCATTCCGAATTTATCAAATTCAGAATCGCTTCCCGTCGTCACCACGCGCGTTGACGCTGCGTACTTATTCATCTGCCATGCGATGCACAAAGCGATGACCCGATCCCAGTGCTTGCCGTCCCCATCTTTTACATTGTCGACGTCCTCTCTCTGGTACGTTATCATCTCGTGCACTGTCTCCTTGTCTGGAATACTAATAAGGTCTTCCTCAATCGCCGTCTTCATATCAAAAACCATCTTCGGTTTGGAGACGCGGTTCGTGTGCCAACCGAGCTTCTCCGTCTCTTCCGATGTCATCGTGTCCTCCTTGTACTCCTTGAAAATATTATAGTATATCCCCTTGAGTATAGCAAGGGTTGCGTGACCGTGATTGTTCCTCTCAACCGCCACGATACAATTCCCATATCGCGTTCCCCCATTCTTCACCTCGTAAGCGAACATATCCGGCTCAATAGAGTCGTTCACATATGTCGCCACGAGCTCCGGACGAGGCTTCGCATCGAAATCAATGATCGCGATAGTTGCATTGTCTCCTTGAAACCCTCCGGCAGGGTCTGCCGCAAGAGCATATCGATGACCCGGCTTGTAATCGGCGAAGTATTTCCAATATCCACTCGAATCATCGTTCGGATCGCGCGTTTGCATTGCGTGCAGCTTCTCTGCGTTGAAGAATTTATCCCCCGAGTACTCAAAAGCCTCCTCAACGGTTGTGGGGTACTGCTGGTGAAGTTTCCCCCAGTCGCGCGCCATCTCTATCCACTTGAAGTAGTAATAGGTTATCTGAGACTGAGTAAGAGAGTGCTTATCCCTATAGATAAGGAACTCTTTCGGAAATTTTTCATCTGGAAGCGGTTTCACTTTTGCAATCTCCGCATCATCATATGTCCAGTTGAAGAAGAACGCCTTAAAATCCACCGGTGTCTCGGGCTCTCCGCGAAGCCATGCCTCCATAAACATGTCATAGAACGCTCCTGTATCTCCTTCCGCAGTAGACTCAATGTCAATGCGACCGTCAATAGGAACAGCGGGGATGTTACCTGAAATGATTTCATCGGCAGCCGCTTTGGAGTTTTTACAAATCTTTGCAAACTCGGATATGTGGAGACGATTAAATGTTCCTGAACGGCCATGGGTCTGAGCCGCGATAGATGAAACAGAGCCGTCTCCCCAGTTGAACTTCAATTTGTTTGCGCGGTCAGCATCGAGGTCATAGAGTTTCTGAAGAGATGGGTGCAAATTATCCCATGCAAGCTTTATTTTGTTGTCGAAAATATCGAGTTGTGATTGCTGGTCATACGACAACATCATTGCATCAGTATTTTTGTTGAAAAGAGTATCATCGAGAGAATCGATTGCCTCAAAGGTCGTCATACCGAGCTGTCGGCTCTTTAGTATGATGTTTCGGTTTGCTTTGTTATTGTGGAACTCTACTTGCGCACGGTTAGGTTTAAATTTCACAAGTTGCTTATTCTTGTTTTTTATTTTGTAGAGATTATTTATTCTCCACTCTTTTGAAGCGAGACGTGGGTCTGACATTATGATTGTTCTATTTCGTCGAGTATGGAACTAATATTTATTTTTCCTTTAACGTCGACTTCTTTTTTGTCCTTGTAACCGAAGTGGGTCTTTAAAATTAGTTGCGCGGTTGTCTTATCAATCTTTCCTCTCAGCGCGTCGCTGATGAGCGAGTTCTCGCATTTCAGTTTAGCGTGATCGAGCATCTTTGAAAGTTCGCCGGTAGAAGGATAGTTGAGTACGTCATCGACTGACCACTTCATTGCCTCAGCGATTCCTGGAATGGTGTAGGTCTTTTTGAAGTTGTCACAGTCAGCGAAGTAGTTTTTAAGGATTTCCCTGAGTTCTTCTTTTGTCATAAGGAAATTGTAGCACGCTTTATTGCTGATGGGAAGATGTGGATAAGGGGGGTTGTCGCAAAAACTATCTTGTGATAGACTATTCTTATTAGTAAATAAATATTTTAAATATGCTTATAAATTACGAAACAACTCCAGCAAGTAAAAGGTTGACAACGATTGATTCACTTAGAAGTGGTTTTGAAGAATTTTTTAAAGAAAAAGGAAGGTACCCATCATCGGATGAAATAAACAAATATAAATATCTTCCATCTGTCCGGTTGTTAGAGAGAAGGTTTGGCGGGACAGTTAAGGTCAGAAAATTAATTGGATTAGAAGATGTTGATTTTAGAAAAGGAAAAATCGCGAGCGAAAAATGTATAAGAGTAAACAGAAGGGGAAGAGATGCAGAGAATGAAATACACCGATATCTTTCTGAAAAATTTGGTGAAGTAAACATCCATAGAGAGCGGATGGTTAGCGACAATTTAAGGCAGAGAATGGATTTTTACGTATTCAATAAAAAGTTTTTTGTTGAAGTCTTTTATCCATCAGATCTAAGGAATTTCACTGGATGCTTGAATGCAAAACTAAAAAAATTAGAAAAGGTCCCAAATGAAATAACAGTACCTATTTATTTTGTTCAACTAAATCAGTCTATTCCGGAAGAAGAGATAGAAAAAACTGTTCGCAATAAAAAAAATAAATTAGGAAAAAACATTAAAGTAATTGGTGTAAGCAAATTTCAAGAATTTATAAATTCTATTAAGTAATATTTATTTTTAAAAGTGGATCCATACAAAATGGGTCCCCTTTTTTATTTGGGTCCCCTTTTCCTTGTTCATCTAAATTAAGTGGAATCGATTGCGGTACCCTTTTTGGGGCGATGGCGGGAGGTACCCTGAGGCCTCAAGCCCTGAAAGCATAAGGAATATATAGGCCTATATACATATGAGACGAATCAAAAGTGAAAATAGAGGGGGTGGCGGGCGCTTGCATGTCGCACACCATAGACGGACAATATACATTTTCTGACTATAGTGTGCGACATGCAAGCCAACCCTTACAAAATAAGGCTTTTTTGATATCAAACACCAAAAACCGACAAAAACGAGGGCACAGAATGCGTTTATAGAGGCGCGGCGATCGTGAGGCGGTCGGGTGGTCGGGCTAAACACCCCGCCGGGCAGTGCAAAACTTGACACGATTTTTGCACCTGAAAAACCAAAAAGCCTTGAAAAATATACATATAAGCTCCGGACGATTTACCCCCCTGCATATATGTATAGAGATATTAAAAAAAAATATTTAATTAGAAAAAAAAGACGCTTTTCATAGTACACATATAGGGGGGTAAAATTACAAACGCTTATATTCATATATCCCAAGCATTTTTTCAAAAATTCTCCTTAATTAGTACAAAAACACCCTTGACTTTCAACCCATTTCCCTGACATAATATGTAAAACAATTTGACAAAAAACATTCATCGGGTGTATGATATTTCAAGGAGCAGAAAAAATACCCCATTTGTGGTATAATATTTATTAAATAACCCTTACAAAATAAGGATATAAGCTCCGAATTTAAAAAGCATATGATCCATAACACAAAACCAATATCATCCCGCACCTTGCGCCGTGAGCGTCACGCAATCGTAGCTCACAAGCTCATCAAGCTCACCGGCGCCGTAGCGCTCTGGCTCGTATTCCTATTATCAGTAGACGCATTCCTAATCATCACCAACTAACAACATGAAAACGCGCCAACTATGCAACGAATGCGGGCGATACTCGCAAGATAAGGGCGAGCTCAAATGCTGCTGGTGTGGCTCAAATGACATCGGACTCGAGGAAATACCTGAACTCACCGAAGACGAACAAAAACAAATGCACGAATACAACAGCCGATAGCACATTGCACCCAACCATTGCCGGCAATCAACCGCAACCCAATTGCCCGCAATGAGGGGAGTACAATCATTATCAAATCCCCATAATCACCGCCTACGGCTAAAAAATACCCCGTAGGCTAACAATATGACCAACAAAAAAGACCAGCGCTCACGCCAAGCAGAAGTACAGAACGCAATGGAAACAAAAGAGCGCACACCTGGCGACGAATCAACTCGCTTTTACTGTTTCAAAGACAACGCAAGCCAAGCAATTAAAGACATCTTTATGGACAACTACGAAATCCGCGACCTTGATTATCAAATCTTTAGCGACGCGTGTGACTTCTTTTGTAACTACACCATTGAAGAACTCAAAGACGACGACAAAGACAACGTAATCAACGAATACGAAAGCGCAAGTATTTACATTACTGACCGACTTGCATATCTCAACGTATACAATGAGAACGAGATAGCGGACACAATGGACGAATATGGCGGAGAAAGTATATCGCAAGCGTGCGCCTACTGGTACGACGAGCAGGTCCGCAACGCAATCCGCCTACTTGCTGAGTACATTATCAACGGAAGCGATAACACTAAATAAATATGAAAACAATCATAAAAGAATATAATCTTTTTACTTTTGACGAACTTACACAAAAGGCAAAAGATAAAGCACGAGAGAACTACAACAAAGGCAGCGACTATCCATTTCTACCCGACGATATGAACGAACGCTTGCACGAACTACTCGAGGAAAACGGAATAGTAGACACGAACGACACAAGCAAGCCCGGCACGAAGCCAACGCCGGTATTATACTCATTATCATATTCTCAGGGCGATGGTGCAATGTTTGAAGGCGTGTTCGAGTGGAACGGCTACACGGTAACAGTAAAGCACCAAGGACACTACTACCACTACAATAGCAAAACCATTGACATAGTAGACGAAGAGGGCAACGAACCGGAAACGGATGAGCCGCTCAATGCTTTCAACGAGGTATATGTAAACATCTGCAAGGAACTCGAGAGCTACGGCTACGCTGAAATTGCGCACGAAGACAGCGAGGAAAGCTTTGCAGAACTTTGTGAAGCAAACGAGTACACCTTTTTAGCAGACGGAACTATTATGAACGACTAACATGAACTACTCAACCCTAACCCTTGGCGAACTCCTAAGCCACACAAACGAGACAATCAAGCGGAATAGCCTCTCAATTCTCAAAACTCTTCAGCGTATCCATTGCGAGCACGATTGGGACTATTACGGGAAATGCACGAAGTGCGGTGTATGGAAGTCCGATATACTAGAGGACTAGACCGCAACAATAATCACGACAACGCCCTACAATCGCTCACGCCTCGCCTCACAGCCCCGCACGAGCCACCACAGAGCCTCCACGCCTAACAAGCGCCGGGGGCTTTTGTTTTCCCCTAAAGGATCCCCACCTTCACGGGGCACAAAATACCCCACAATATCCACACAACACCCAAAACAGAAGCCACAAAATCGCCTACAAGCCCACTAAAAATACAAAGATGATACAACATACCACCCCAACACCAAACACCGCGCCACGCTCACCCTATAACCGCCTACAAGCGACCAAGGCGAAGCGCTATGCGCTATATTCTGACCAATCACACAAGGAAAGAATACAAAACATCATGGCACTACAATGAAGGGCGAAAATTATTATTTGCTATCAACATAGAGAGTAAAATCCCAATAAAAATTGGGATTATTTTTATATTTACCTTGACTTATCCCGTTATTTTGTAACATAATTATCACAATATGTGGATAACTCCATTACATTTACTTTACATATCAAAAACAATAAACTACAATCTCAATAGAGAATAACAATCCCCTGGTGCGCCCCACCTTCCTCTATCGTTAGACTGATCAGGAAAGAGCAGGACACACGTCCGCTTGAGTGCGGGTCGGACGACGACGAGGCAGATACGCATCATGGGATTGTTATTCTCGTTTATTAAATAAAAATATTATGCGCATCATATTCGAAACAAATCAACGCATCGATGACATCATCAATGCATTCAAGAAGGAAGGTTACATTACAGGATCGGAGATTATTCGCATGGCACTCATCTACACCTTTGAGAACAAATTCGGCAAGCATGTCGACAAGCTTCGCAACAAGGATATTAAAGGCTCCAACATTTGCGAACAGCTTCACGGAAAGGTAGTCGGCAATGTCTGCGCCTACACCATTTATGAGAAGCTGAATGATAAATACGTCGAATCGTTTTCGGCAGAGATCCCCGTCGCGGATCTTCGTCAAGCGCACGTCGATGATCAGTTTAAGCCGTCTCGCGAGTCGTGCGAGAAAGTTCCCGGCTTTCAAGCAAAATAACTATGTCAAAATACACAAAGAGTATTGAGCAGATGAATAAAGCCGGACATCCCGATGGCAACCGCCACGCGCGCCGTGCACGCATTGCATCTATCAAGCATGGACCGGCACAAGCGAAGAAGTTCCTCGCCGATATGGCAATCCGCAACCGCAAAGAAGCGAACAGGAAGAGAAAAGAACGCCAGCAGGAGCGCGCACACGAGCGTGCGATTGCTCGCGTAGAGGCAAAGCGAGTAAAACCAGACCCAGCGTTTCTTAAAAAGATTTTTGGATAATAATAAAAACACTAACCATGTCTAACGAACTAGAAATCACGAACAAAATTAAAGTTCTGCAAGATCTCGCCGCTAAATACCGCCACCACGCAGAGATGTCCGGCGCCGGATCTACCCGCGATCACTTTCTTGAGGAAGTATCCAAGATCGAACAACAAATACAGCTTTTATCAGGTAGCTAATCTTAATTAAAATGAACATTAAAGATTTCTTTTAAGAACAAGCAGAAACATCGCCCATTAAATCAATTCGCTTAGGCGAACAATTAATGCAACTTGAGAATATAGAAAACTGGATGAGGATGATGTATGGAGTAGAGTTGGATATCTCAATAAAACCTGTCGAGCAAAAAGAAGGGCGTTTTTATGGGAAAGGAGTTGCTGAATATATAAACAAATTAAAATGAGACGCAGAGAAACGATAACGATAGAGAAAGACCGCGAGACTATCTTCCGCGAAGCCCTCGCACGCGAGAAAGCAGTGAGACTCCGCAGGGAAGACGAAGCCACCATCATCACCCCCCTCGAAGAACTCTTTGTCCCGCCACCCCGCCTAACTGGGTTCGAGAAAGAGTTTCTATTCCTAAAGATAATGAAGACCATTAAAAAAGAAGCGATAAATATTTTACGACCATAATGACAAACATCACAAAAAAAGCAGTGTTAGAAAATCTCGAGGAAGTACGCAAATATATCGCCGAGGCAGATAGTGCAAAAGAAGAAAAGAAAAAGGTTTGTATTGAAATCAAAAATCGTTTTACAAGTGAAATCAAGTTCACAAGTGAAAAGTCCACCATAAAAGAAGCGTGCCAAGACAATAGGGCAAACTTGAGCGGGGCAGACTTGAGCGGGGCAGACTTTATGAACGCAAAATTTTACGGAAAAGGCGGCTCAACTAAAATCAAAAAGTCGCAGGTCGGTTATTTCTTTAAAGCATTGGGTGTGGTAGTTAAAGAATAATAATAAAAAGATGAAAAAAACAATTTATATATCATCAGGTGATAAAAGTTTTAATTACCCTAATGCACACCAAACTCTTGAAGATGCACTCAAATTTTCACCACAAAGAATAGTAAAAGTATATGTCGAAATCCCCGTAGAATTAGACGAAGCGGTCGCAGTAGAGGAACCAATTAACTAACACCATGACACAACCAAAAAGAAGATGTCCCCAATGTACGTTAGAAAAAAACTTTGGGGCATGCGACAGAAAAGATTGTAGTAACTATAATCATCCTAGTAGAAAAATGACACAACCAAAAGAAGACAGACCTTTGGAGGAGAATATCACTTATCAAGCTTCTTAAATCAATAGCACCATAATGACAAAAAAATACAAACTTACAAAAACATCAAAAGATTATTTCGGAACCAAACTATTCCAAATTGAAGCCCTCATTGCCTTCGGCTCAATCGCAAAAGGCGAACTAGGTGGCTACATTGAAAAAGAAGAAAACCTCAATCAAGATGGCAATGCTTGGGTGTATGGCAATGCTCAGGTGTATGGCAATGCTCAGGTGTATGGCAATGCTCAGGTGTATGGCGATGCTCAGGTGTCTGGCAATGCTCAGGTGTATGGCAATGCTCAGGTGTATGGCGATGCTCAGGTGTCTGGCAATGCTCAGGTGTATGGCGATGCTCAGGTGTCTGGCAATGCTTGGGTGTCTGGCAATGCTCGGGTGTCTGGCGATGCTCGGGTGTCTGGCAATGCTCGGGTGTCTCTAAAAGCATCCTTCACAAAAGGTTGGTTTATAGGTGGAGATGATTCAGGAAAAATCACAGACATCACAGACAAAACTGGCTCAACTTATTGGAAAAATCAATATGTGCTAGGAGACTATGAAATTACCCCTATTGAAGATGAGAAAAAAGAACCATCCCTCTCTGGCAAAGAAGTTTCTGTTACTCTTGACGGGAAGACTTATACAGCAGTAATCAAATAAACATGACCCACACCGACAACTGCAATATGCAAAATCAACACGGAGCTGGAGCAGGAGGATTTCACTGCACCTGCACCCCAAGAGAGGACACCTCTGCACCAGAGGAGGAGGATAGAAAAATACTTAAACAAAAGTGGAATGAAGCGGTAAGGAGAGTAGAACAAAACGATGTTTGGACAATAGAGGACACCATTGATTTCATTCAATCCCTCCTCCGCTCCGAACGCACCAAAGCCTACAGGCTAGGAAGAGAAGACCAACTCAAGGAATGTACTGCTCACGAAATAGAAACAAATAAACGACTTGACGAGATACGTTCAGTCGTAAAAGCCGAAGCCTACGAACAAGGGAAGGCAGAAGCCGAAGGAGAGATAAAAGGTGAACGCAACCGCCTTATAGCAATGGCAAAGGAAGAGGGACGGGCAGAAGAGAGGGCGAGGGTGATATCGTTTGTAGAAAGAATGAAAGAAGAAGGTCGAATCGGTGAGGGGTGGTGTTTTGATGGAAGTGCAATGCAGCATAGGTTTGACCTACTTTTATCCGCCCTCCAAGGGACTAACAAATAACTATTATGAAAGAAATAATAATTGGAATTATAATCGGGAATTTAATTGGAGGTTTAGGGTTTCATTTAATTAAATTCTCATGGAAATAATATGCCCGCAAACAACACCAAAAAGAAAAAGCCAGCGAAACATACTTTCTCTTGGTTCAAGGAAAGAATAGGAAAAATGGTCTACCGAAAAGATACAGGCAGTGTGGGTGTAAAAGTTAAGAATGAAAACCACGCAAGAGCACTCGAAATGTATCAAAACGACCTAGACCTTAATTATCAGGATGTGCCATTTAACTAAAACATTATGAAATACAAATGCGCAAGATGCGGTTACAAAAGTAACGAAAGTCATAAATACTGCCCTGAGTGCCAAGCAAAGTGGCAACAGACAGTTAATGAAGAATAACCCCTATGAAAACCCTACACGAAATAATTGCACAAACCGAGGAAGCGTTTGAGAAGGAGCCATTTATGCAATTAGTAAAAGAAGGAGATGATGGAATTATTTGGGTTCTTAAAAGTGAAATAATGCCCTTCCTCTCCGCCCACATAACCTCCATCTGCCAGACAATGAGCGAGGAGATAGTGCCAGAGAAAATGACCGAACGAAATATGGCAAAGTTTGGGACAGTGGCAGAAACAGAGGGCGAAGTAGAAATGTGGAATGCCTGTCGAGCCGAAATGGACGCTCGAGTCGCTAGTTTCCTTGAAAATAAAGCCTGCGCCCCCAGTCGTAGAGAGGAGATTAAATAAATAAATAAAATGTATAAACCAAAAGCAGAAAATGAAGTACCAGAAGGCAAAAAAGATGGGTACTATTTTGTAAAAGTTATGTGTACCAATTGTGGACTTAAAAAAGAATTGGGCTTTAAGAAAGCAGACAAAATAGAAACTCACTGTTGTCCAAACTGTGAAACAACTAATTTAGAGAGAATTTAGCAATAGCCCCCCATTACCAGCGTGAATTAAATTAAAGAAATATGAAACACAAACCAGATTGTAAATGGACTCATAAAGTAAACTGTAAAGGATGTACTTGCACCTGCCTCTCCTCCACCCCACAACCCGCGCCACTGGAAGCAACGGGGACGGAAATCGAAGGATATACTTACACAGGGATAGTAAAAGAAAACGAGAAAGAATACGATAGATATGTGAAAGATGCCCGCAACCAAGTCCTTAAAGAACTGATAGAGGAGATAGAGAAATTAGAAAAACTAGAATGGCACAAAACGGGGTCTATGATAGAAATCTCCACAAATGCTGGTCTAGTAAAAGGCAGGAATAATACTATTGATGAAATCCTCTCCCTTATTAAGAACAAAATAAAATGAAACGAACCCCAATTTGCAACCACCACAATAAATTAAACAGCACTACCCCCACGTGGCTTTACTTTGCGCTCTATGACTATCAAGGAAAGTTTAAGACAGACAATCCGTTAGAAATCACAGCAAATATTCTTAAATCACTAAAAAGACACCGTGAGGAGAGAAAGAAGCTGGGGCTAGATATAGAACTCGTACCAAATGTTTATGATGCGTTTCAATTTTGTAAAAAATGCTTTCCTTATGAGAAATCTAAAGAAAGTAGAGAGTATTATTAAGAACAAACTAAAATGCCATTCCCAAAAACAATTTTAGGTATCGCGGTAGGTTGGAATAAACGAGGTCGTGTTTCCGAGGAATCTATTAGAAAAAACAGGATTCAGTATGATGCATGTTCTTTTTGTTATACAAGATTACACATTGGCAGAGAAAGTGGTGTAGCTTTTCTTTATTGTCCTAAATGTCTAATAAAAATAAATAAAATACTATGACCCGCATATCCTTCTCCCCAATGAACGCCGAGCATCTCTATGAACTCTCCTTAGAGCGCTTTCAAGACGGGTGCATAGAATGTGAGATGATAAAGAAGCGCTTGGAAGCCTTTATCGGCGAAAAAGAAACACGCAGAATTAAACGACAAGTTAAGAAATCACCTTATGAATTACGAACTAGCAAAACAACTTAAAGACGCGGGATTCCCACAAAAAGAACACAATGCAATTTTTAAAACTGCTTCACTTGGATTTTCAACTGATGTCAATGGTCCAAATACGACTTTTTACTCACCTACCCTCCCTGAACTCATAGAAGCGTGTGGGAATGATTTTGACTCTCTACGAGTAAATAAATTTTTCACAAATTCTAAAAAATTTATCGCGTATTTTGAGGCACTAAATTCAAATCAGCCGGAACCAATAAAAGCAAGAGGAATGAATGGTTTTGATGGAGATACCCCCGAAGAAGCAGTCGCAAAGCTTTGGTTAGAACTTAACAAGAAATGACCACCCACTACTCCGACAACAACCAACAGTTTCTCTGTAAATACTGCGAAGATACTTCTGTCCCCTACTTCGGTGGCGTGTGTACCCCGTGCGAGAAGATTGCTAACAAGGTACGACAGGAAGAACAGCGCTACTGGTCGACACAAATCAAGCAAGTACTTAATCAACTAATTAGAAGAATAGAATGAAAACTTGTGTAATCTGCAAAACAGAAAAGGGTCACGATTACTTCATAAAAAAGGGGCGTGTCTGCCTAGAATGCGTTGGTAGATCTTGCGCAAAAACAAAAAGGTGTGCAGAATGTAAGGAAGTATTTAAACTTGATAAATTTTTTAATAACAAGAATGGCCTTTTAGGTAAAAATTCACTGTGCAAAGAATGTTTTTCAATCAAGTACACCGTAAGAAAAAAGCAGGAATATCAATCTGGTGGCAGTAATATTAAAATCCCCTGTGCTGATTGCTCAAAGAGACCATATAAACAGCAGCGTGAGAACCCTTGTAAACATAATACAATATGAAAATATCAATCAAGACAATTCAACACCAATATCACCGATACCCAACATTGGGTGACTATTACGACAAAGACGGAGAATCTCACATTTTTGTTTCCGATGTGGGGAATGAGGATGCTGAATTTTTAATTGCGATCCACGAGCTCATTGAGCAGTACCTATGTAGAAAGAGGGGGATATCCGAAGAAAGTATTTCCGCATTCGATATAGCCTATGAAAACTCTGGGAAAGATGGGGAGCCAGGAGATGAAAAAGATGCACCATATTATAAAGAGCACCAGTTTGCAACGATTATGGAACGTCTCATATGCCAGGAACTCGGCATCGACTGGAGGGAATACGAAAATTTTACAACAGAGTTTTTTAATAAACAATATGATCGCGCTCTATAAAAACAGAAAATCAGAGGAGATGTTCCATATCGTCAAGTCACTAACCCCGATAGTTCTTTCTATTGATTTCTACTGTGGACCGAGTCCTTATCCAGTGGATACCAAGCGGTCAGTATTGAAGGAACATCACAAAGGAGAGAATAAGGGGAAGATATGCCACAGATGTGTAGATGCCGCTATCCGATCAGGTATGACTGCCCTATTTGCCGAGCCCGAGACTCCAAAAGAGAACGTCGAACAGATGCCGCTTCCTCTTTAACCCAGTCATCGATATCGATCGCAAAAAACTCTTTCTGCCCCCTCTTGTAAAACATCACCACCACAAATGCCGGCTCATTGCATAGCATAAACGCATCAAACGGGTTCTGGTAGCCACAATCGGCGATCTTATGCACCACACATCCGTGCTTGGCGTTCAGTAATGCGTTCTTCTGGTGTTCCTCGAGTCTCGAAAATGGGAGACTCTTCGTTTTACATATCTTAATCTCAATCGCACAAGTAGCACCAAACCGATGCCTCATGCATTTTAGGATGGGTGTTGTGATGTCGCGTTCGTTCATATCAATTGTTTTCGTGCATATTCTACATAGTTTAAATCTATATCGAAACCTAAATAATTGCGTCCATTGTTTTTAGCGGCTAGTAATACTGTACCACTTCCACAGAACGGATCAATCACTAGGTCTCCTTCTTTCGTTGTTGAGAGAATTATTTTTTCAGCAAGTTCATATGGAATAGGACAGGGATGTGGATTATCTTTTTTACTAACATTTTTTACTTGATTTATTTCCCACCAGTCGTATGCACGAGCGGTCTTTCCTTCAGCAATTCGTTTCGCAATTCTTTTGTCTGTTGGATTTTTATATGGTTGCCCAATTTTGGTAAAATCTGGTTTACAGTTCCACCAAGTGATGAGTCGTGATTGTTTCGCTGTGTTTGAGTTATAAATCCAAGAGACAACCTGCATCACTTTTCCAAACATACCACCTCCTAGAATGTTTATTGTTTCTTCTGGATAGAGAATAATTGCCGATTTTCTTCCCTTAAAAGCATCTTCTAAAAGTTTCCCATATTCAGTCGTTGGCAAATCGTCTCCATAGGTTGAATAGTGGTATTTCTGATTATACGGCGGATCGCTAATAAAGAAAGCATCTTTGGGGATACTATAGTTTCGAAAATCACCGTGTATTATCTTGTTTATCATGTTATTTCTTGTACAGCGCTAAATGAAAATCCTCCTTCTTCATCATCGACTCGTACACATCCTCGTCGATGGAGTCCTCGACTACCAATGAGATGTAAGTATTCTTCTTGACATTATTAATTCTTTGTATTCTGCCTAATAGCTGGATATAATTTTTCAACGAAAAATCGTAACTATAAAATACCATCAAAGGGCATTCCGGCAACTCCCACCCCTCACTACACCCCGCAGAAACCAAAAGGACATATTCTTCGCTATTGCGAAGCCCATCAAGGACCCCCTGCTTGTCCTTTGTGTCGCCTTGAATAATATGGACATTCTTACCCTTAAGGACATTCTTAATCATCTCTATTTCCCCAAGATAGCGCGCGACCACGATTGTCCTTTTGTTTTCCTCAATGATTTCCTTCAGGCGATCGAGCTTGTCACACGCGATTTCACCGCCTTTGACATATTCGTCGCCCTTGACATACCCACCACAAATCTGATGTATTTTAGTCCACCTCACAATGTGATTCGTCTCCTCAATCCCCTCGATGGCCTTCTTTTGTTCGGTTGTCATCTTGAAATACTCTACATCGAATACCTGGTCTGGCATATCAACGCAGTCTTCCATGCTTACCGTGCTCCCAATCACATTCACAAGCGCTGCGAGGTCTTCCTCAATACCCTTCCTCTGCATAGGAATGGTTCTGAATCCCATAGGAACATCATAAAAGAACTGGTTCTTGAACTGCCAGTAGTTCCATTCAATCCCCAAATGACCGGCAAGCGTGTGGATATTCCACGCATTACTCAGGTACGGTGTCGCTGTTAAAAGCCATCGGTACTTTATCTGATGTTTTTTGCAATATGCCTTCAAGTTTTTTGTCATCTGGCTTTTCTGCCCGGCGAAGAAGTGTGCCTCGTCAACGATGATTCCCTCATACTTCTCAAGTTTCGCCCAATCACGACGAAACTCCTCCTTGCTTATCACATGCCACGAAGATATTCTTCCCCCGTTCCATTTTCCAATCTCTCTCCTCCAGTTTTCTTTCAGTGATTTTGGGCAGATAACAAGGAACGACGAGCAATTTTTGTACGCAATTTCAATCGCTGTACGGGTTTTGCCAGTTCCAGTCCCCCATGCAAGAAGATGACGAGAAGGATTTTTTATTATGATATCCCGCTGATGCTTGAATAGACTTATTTGTGCAACAGGTGGATGTGTTGTTTTATCTACTTTAGGATTCTTCATACATTAAAATTCGCTATCCCACTCCTCGTCTACCCTCCTGCTAATTTCAGCATTCGACTCCTCCTCTGCCGTTTCAAGGATTCCAACTTCCCTGTTTAGTTGTCCATACTCGAGCATAATTGTTCTAAATGGTTCGTTCATCTCCCAGATATCTCCTCTCGGCCCGCGCCCAGAGTCTCTCTTGCATATTCCAAGAACGTTTAATTCCCCGAGCCACATACCGATTCTGTCGGTCTCATAGTTAAGATCCATAGCCAAAGCCTTTGTTGTCACCTTATCGAACTGCGCAAGCCTCTCTGCGACCATACGGCGCCCTTTAGGAATACAATCAATAGCGACCTTGTAAATGATACGCTCATATTCAGGAAGTAACTTCCCATCTTCCATGGCCATAAAAACACTCGCAAAAAGATGAAGCTGGTTTGACATACGCATCGGCATTTCTGGGGATAGCACCAACGCCATTTTGCCTTGGAAGTCGCGTTCTACCGGTGAGCGTGCGAGAGCGGCGAAGTCCGAGACGTTAAGGATTTTTTGGCTCGTGACTTCGTCCACGGTGTATTCTTTGTCTACGATAATGGGGAGGATGTATTCGATGTATTCCTTGAATGCTTGTCGGATGTCCTCGCGGTGCTGTTTGATGCCCTTAGCGATAACTACGGAGCGCCGAGCGGTCTTCATACGGTCTTGAGGAACCATGGTGTAGTTAATAGCGCGCGTTCCCATACCATCAAATTTTGCAGACACCGCGTGAATCTTTTCAGTAACACCAGCGAGAAGCGTTATCTTTCCTTCCCACTTTAAAGTATCGCCGGTTCCAGTGTCCTTGCTCATCTTGCCATCATACATCTCACGGAACTGACCCATGATTGCCTGTTGGTCTTCCTTGTTCATGGAAAGAATCGTAGTGAAGTCTTTCATCACGATAACGCTACTTCGAGGAATACGGAGAAGTAGCGATGTCTCCTTACCGCCCTTCGCCTTCATTCCCGAAAGGAGTGTGTTTGGGGTAAGCATTGAAATCTCGTGAACAAACGGAAGAGCAGTAATCGCATTCACAATCTCTGACTTTCCTGATGAGCTTCCTCCGACAATCATAAGCCAGATAGGATCACCGGGGAGCTTATTAGAAAGAGCAACAGCACACACAAGAGGAATGATAGATGTATCCTCGAGGTAGTATATCGAGGTGTACAAGTCAACGAGTTGTTTGATGCTGGTTATTTTTGACATCTTATCCATTAATTATTCTCACCGCTTGTAAAAATCCTACTCCGTGTAACTGCTGCACCACACCGATCACATCTTCATCTTTCCCGCATCCGAAACAGTGAACGCGATTCGACTTTTGATAATACTTCATCGAACCGGTCTTTTCTTTGTGGAAGATACACGGTGAAAATCCTCCATTAAATTTTATATAGTTTGTTATTGGTATTTTTTTTGCTCGTTCTAGGTCTACGTTATACCCATTATCCACACTCTTTTCCACACCAATGAAAGAAAGTTTTGAGGTAAGTTCATCAATTTTCTTTTGGTAAAAATTCACGAGGAACTGCACAAAAAATCCATCTGCATAGTATAGATAGTTTTCCTTCTCAACAAAGTTCCAGTTTTTATTGTGCACATAGGTGTGCAAATCTCTGCGAAATTCGATTAGCGAACTCAACGATTTTTCAAGTGCCTTTATTTCGCTCTTTATTGCGCTCTTATATTTAGTTGTGGGGACTACAAAACACTCTCCATCTACAGTAATGCCTAAAGTTTTACCAAGTTTTGAATGGTATAGGTTCATGGTTATTCACATAGTATATACCCGTGCAAAAATAAATCAACAAGGGACTTATCCACAGTTGATTTTTTATCCACTAGGTATATACTTTCTCTATGGCTGACATAAGAAAACCGCTCAAAGGGGTACTTCTCGCAGAGAGAGAATGCATTATTTTCGATCTCAACGATAAGGAATTCACGGGTAAAGAGATTGCCTTTATCATGAATATGACAGAGCAAATGGTTAGCCGAATTATTAGTAAGGTCGACAAAAAGAAGTAATATTATGGACGATGACATCATTTATGATGATGAGTTCGAAGAGATAGAAGAAGATTTTGGGTGTGATTGTGACCTGGACGAAGGGTGCGATTACAACGAGTGCGAATGCACTTGTCATATAGATTAATAGTACAGATAATTAGACAAATAAAATCATGGATGAAAAAGAACTGTTTGATAAGAAGAATATCCCCGAGAGTAATTGGTTTTCGTTTGATAAAGTCGGAGCGCGTGTTATGGGGGAAGTAGTTGAGATGTTTGATAAGCCATCAACGAATCCAACGTTCCCCGATCAGCGTGTTTTTATTCTTAAGCAGAAGGATGGAGGTTTTATAAATGTAGGGATCAAGAAGACGAGCGACTATATTATTGGTCGAACTAACGGAGTTCAGCCCGGAGATACTGTTGGCTTTGAATTCGTTAAGGAGATTCCTCCGAAGACAAAAGGTTTCCATCCAGCAAAAAGTATCGAAGTGTATGTGAAGAAGGCTCCCGCTAACACAGAGTTCTAATCCAAATGAACGCAACACAAGTCAAAAAAATCATCAAAGAAAAAGTAGATGGTGTTTGGGTTGCGGCACATGACGAATCAGGACACCATTATCGCCACCGCGATAGTGGTGTTGTTGTTGATTCAGTGACCACAAAACTATCCTTGCTATCGAAGCCACATCTTATTCCTTGGGCAGTTGGCAAGGGTCTTGAATACCTTGTCGAAAAGATTGATTTCTTCATGGAGGAAAATGAGGAGCAGAAAGAAAGAATCATCAAGACCGCGAAGTTTGCCTACACTGCAATTAGAGACGATGCGGGGAACATAGGGACGATAGCGCATGATTGCCTTGAACAGTATGAAAAAGAATGGATTAAAACAGGAAAGAAGCCAAAAGATGCCAGAGATTTTGTTCCAGAAGGTTCTGACGGTCGTGTGTATGCTGCCGTCAGGTCAGGGGAAGCTGTATTCGAAAAATACAATATTGTCCCACTTGCTCCAGAGATTCTTGTTGGAAGTGAAAAATACAAATCTGCGGGGACGCTTGACCTTCTCGCAGCAGATTCTAAAGGAAATCTTGAACTGTGGGATCACAAAACATCAAACCAGATAGATCCAATCGGATACTCAATGCAGGTAGCAACTTACAAAAAATTCTTTGAAGATATGACTGGACTAAAGATCAAAAAGACCAGAATTATACTTCTGTCAAAGGACTACGACAAGGTAACCGTATATGATGTTCCTAATACTTCAAGTGCATTTAAGGCATTTGCAAATCTTTCTAAGGTATATGACTGGGTTAATGATGGAAAAGAAAAAGCAATCAAAGATATCAAGAAGATTACACTATGAAAGAAGAGACGAAGAGAAAAATAAGTGAATCACACAAAGGAATAAGGCCATCTGAAGAAACTCGAAAGAAGATGAGCCTTGCAAAGATTGGTCATATCCCGTGGAATAAGGGGTTAAAAGGTTTTGGTGCTGGCAACAAGCACGCATTTCTTGGAGACAAGGCAGGTAAAAATGCCGGGAATAGACGAGCCCAGACACTTTTTAAAGACCCCAAACCGTGCAGGAATTGAAGAAAACTAAAGACAAGGTTCCAGATGATTCGACATCATAAGAACGAAAATACTTTAGATAATAGAAAAGAAAACATTGAGTGGTTGTGTCGCTCATGCCATATCAACGAACATAGAGATAAATTACTAGAAGCAAAGATTAATAAGTATATATAAACACATGAACGGAATAGATAAAGATGTACTCCTTGAGTACGCAGAATTGAAGGCGAAGATTAAGGACATGGAGGCGCGGGTGTCAGAGATCGCTCCATCAATTCTTGAGGTAATGACTTCTTCAGGGGCCGAACAACTCGATGTTAAGGGGACTGGAAAGTTCACACTTTCCCCTTACCGAACATGGACATATCCTGAAGAAATCAGTATAATGGAGAAAGATTTAAAGGCGCTCAAAAAGGACGCCGAGCAAAAAGGTACGGCTACTTATGTCGAAAAGCCGGTATTAAAATTTACTATCGAAAAAGAAGATGTCAAAGAAACAAACTAAAACCCAGAAGGCAATTAAGGCCGCTGGTCACGAGATAAAGGTTAATCCTCCTCGTGTGCTTGTAAAAACTGCCGCAAAAAAGGGAGTGAAGGCAGCTGAGAAACAAAAGGTCGCGATCATGCTCAATAAGGCCCGCAAGGCAGGAGCAAAGATTCCTAAGAAATAATTTTATGGTATCAACAAAAAAGAGTTCAGGGAATGATAGTAAGAATGCTAAAGACAACATTAGGGTAAAAGCAAAGAAAGTTGTCGTTAAGCAGACAAAAGAGAAGCATCAGAAATTATTTAAAGCTAAGAAATAAAAACATGAACAATATTAAGCCAGCATTCGCATCAAGCATCGACCCAACAAAGCTTTCGCTTACCATTGAGTCTGGGTCAAAGGTTATCATCGGCATCATCGGATCGCTCATTGCCCTGAAGGGTGTTGACGCGACCCCAATTACAAATCAAGTTCAGGTTATCGTCGATTCAGTCGTTACTGGAATTGCCGTAGGTTTTACCGCATGGCACTCAATGCAGACAGTTTATGGCCTTGTTCGAAAGTTGTTTGTTACTAATTAAAGTATGAGGGTAATTCACAAACAACTTATTGCGGCCACTCTAGGCGTAGCACTGACTGCCGGAGTTGCAATAAGCGGGAAGCATTTAATGCCGCCCAATTCGGATGTTTTGTCTCGTGTCGGTCCAAGTGATATCTATCCAAACCCAGCAACTCAACCAGGAGCAATAAACACGGGAATCACTCAGTCGAACATAAAGAAAAATATCTGTGCTCCAGCAGGAACTTGGTCAACGAAAAGCATCCGTCCTCCTGTTTCGTACACCACACCACTTAAGATCAAACAAATCAAGGAGTATGGTTATTCTGATATCAGAACTGCTGACTATGAGGAGGACCACATAATCTCCCTCGAGCTTGGCGGAAGTCCTACCGATCCAAAAAATTTGTGGCCAGAACCATACAAGGCATCTGTTGCCGATGGTGGGGCAAAAAAGAAAGATTCTGTAGAAAATTTCCTTCATAAGCAAGTTTGTATTGGTTCGATGACTCTTCAAGAAGCACAAAGAGAAATTAGCACGGATTGGTACAAGGTGCTCAAAGATAACAATCTCTAGCAATGAAAAAAGGAAAATATCTTATCATGAAGAGTGGCGAGATAAGGATGTTTCCTTCGACTACCTCACACAAATCAAAAGCATTAGGGGAGCCAGTGTTGAGTGCTGGTCACTTCCATACTGACTCAAGAGGTAACGTAAAATTATCAGGTAAAGCGGAGTCTCTTGGCGGAATTAAGCCAGCAAAGGGGGATCTGCAGAAAGTTAAAAGTAAATTGAATGAATAATGAAGCAAATTAAATTACTCATTGTAGCAAATAATTGCCAGTGGCAGTCGTTGCAGTCAAAAATAGATGATATAAAGGCATTTTTTTCATCAAAGATTGATCTTCAAGTAACGGTAATACACACCAATTATCCCAATATCCCATTCTCTCCGATAGGAGGTGTTGTGTCGACTAACGCACCGGCTGGTTCAGTTCTTCTTCAAGTAGATCCTAGTTGGTACGATTACAATATCACACCGATTGGTGCAACAAGTGATATTGTTCTATTCCTCGTTAATATGATCCAATGGCCAGCTGATAAAACTCCTGTCCGCGGTGTTAGAACAGACAAGGACCAAGGACCAGTGGAGCTTCAAGTCGCAGCAAATGAATGGGAAGATATCATACAGACATTGGGGACATCAAAAGTTCAGTCTCACGAATTCCAGCACTTTGCTGAGCATGAAATCTTGCACGCACTATTCATGATTACCGGCCAGAATGATACAACTCACCATTGGGATTATGACATGTTAAATCTATCCGGTGCACTTAATGAAATAAATTTTCCATTTATGAACACATCAGACAAGCCAACAATTATCCAGAAAATTACCGCTCCTCTTACAAAGCCTCCCGTTAACAACGATTTGCTTAATAAGATGTGCGCGGCAATCCAAGACCGTGAGGGGTATATCGCTCCCGGGGTGAACCCAAACTATCCAAACGGGACACCAGCTTTTAGGAACTGTAACCCGGGAAATCTTAGATATGCTGGGCAGATTGGTTCCATTGGTCAGAAGAATGGTTTTGCAGTGTTCCCGAACTACCAGGCCGGATTGGACGCATTGAAGAGACAACTGCTTCTTGTTGCGAGAGGTAAATCGAGGACATTTCCGTCTCCTTGTACTATCCAGCAATTCTTTCATATCTATGCTCCATCTACAGATGGCAATGACCCAGAAAGTTATGCAGAGCAGGTTGCTACAGCAATGGGCGTAACAAAGTCATTCTCCCTTTCAGGACTTCTTGTATAAATGTAAAAACCACCTAGGTCGAAGTAGGTGGTTTTTTACTGCAAGAGAAGTTGCTGACCATAGCACTCCTCTTACTTATTAAGTATATCATAAAAAAACCGCCCGACCTCGTGCTACAAGGATCGTGGGCGGCGGGAGGAATGACCTCCCTAGTTGTGGGCACTCAGGCACCACGACGTACGGTTTAATCTGCTTCGCATTGCAGGTTCCGAGAGGTCTTTCCCTCTAGTCATAGATGGAGCACCTCCTTTCACCAGTCTTTCACACGCTTCCTTTTGCTGAAGCATTTTTCGGAACAATATTTCCTATTCCTATGGTAAAATCTATAAACCTTTTTCATCTTCCTACGGCAATGAGTGCACTTGAACATAGTTGACTCCTTGTATGATTAGGGGGGAGTGTCGTTACTCCGTTGGGCGTTGTTCTGCTTATCACTCGTTGCGTGCCCCAAAACTATTCACTCGCAACAAAAACGACCATTCCTTCTTTTTCAGTATTTTCCTTCCACTTCCAGTAGTGATCAGCGCAACAGAAAACGATTGCACCTTTCAGTCCTACCGTGATACGAGGATGAATTTCTTTCTTGCAAGAAGAAAGCTTGCAGTGATACTTCTTTGTCTGGGGAGGAGCAACGCAATGCTTGCCGTCTCCACCTCTACGCATGACAGTCATGGCACACCTCCATAAATTAAAAGAACAAAAAGAAAAAAAGCGCAACAGTAAAGTTACGCTTTTCTCCCCGATAGACTGCAACTATTCGAATATGAAGTTTCCCTCATTTATTTATTCTACATCATCTGAATCATCTTCGCAAGTGAAATCTGGAGCTTCCCAGAGTTTATGGTTGAATGTTTCATACCTATTGACAATAGATGAGTCGAATGCCCTAGTGAGAAAATCAAACTCTGGTCTGAACTGCATCTTGTTGAAGGCATACTCTTCTAGCGCATCATACGCCTCATCCACGGCCTCCTCGGGGTCATTCGATGCACCCGTGAAGACTACAAGGTCTTTTCCGAGCCCCGTAGTGCGATTCTGTCCATTCTTAAGATACCTATCATACACCCAAATGTCTCCTTCTCTGCCGAAAAGCATAAGGGAGTCCTCAGCACTTTCTGCATTAAACCCACGCACCGACACACCAAACTTCGAAGAAAGTGGGTTCTCTCCGGCTGCGATCCTTTCGAAGAAGATTGACGCTCCTCCGGCCATCGCAAGTTCAGAGAAAATCGAATCCCAACCAACACGATTCGCGCAGAATTCACCGAAATAGTATTCATCTTCTTCTGGGGAATAAAGAATTGAGGCATCCCAAACAAAGAGACCCTTATGCTTCTTTGCCATCTCGTACACAATAGTGGGAAACGCCATCTTGATTACCTCTTCTTCTTTATCAACCTTAATAATCAAATTGTTCCCGCAACCGACCTGGCTTCCATTTGCGCCAGCTCCTATGTGCTTATACTCAATATCAACAGCGTAGAGAATTGGCTCCCCGTTCCAGAACATCATTTCAGGCGTGAATTCACGAATCCCCGGGATTCGCCTCTCAAGGATAAAGCCAGCAGATTCATAGTCCTTCTGTTGCTCCTTCAACTTGTCGATGATCATCTCCGTGGCAAACTCAACGTTCTCTGTGGAAGGAACGAACGTCTCTCCTTTATCGGAATTAGATTTTAGCACCCAGAATTCCTCGGTGTCCTCAAGAAAAGCAATTGCATCTTCGACCGTTTTAAACTCCTCAACCTCAGCCACCTTAAGGTTTGTGTAGTATTTTTCAACAAATTCTTTCCCTTTGATGCGCTCCTTCTCCATGTCGAACTGTTCCTTTGTTGGTGCAAAGATGTTTTTAAAACCCATCTTTAGGACCTGCTCCCCATAGTTCCAAAGGTTATTAAAGTCAAAAATGATGAAATACTCGTCCTTGTTCTTTATCTTTGGAAGAGCCTTAAGGGCAACGCTGGCAGGAACTTTTTTCAGAATACCATCATAAAGCTTCAAACGTTTCTTTTTATTTTCAGGCTTTTCTGTGTCGGGAAATCCGAGCTCCTTAACATCTTGAAGCTGAGCAACAACAACATCATTGCCCTCCGCCTGAAGTTTCTCAGCGATCGTCATTCCAATTCCATCAAACGTGAAGAATATGTATTTGTATTTCATGTTATTGTGCAATTAAATTTGATAATTCTGTTTGAGTTTCTGCTGTCATAAATCCTTTATCAGTGAATTTTTGAAGCAAGTCCGCGGCTGCATTGTTATCTGAAGCATCTTGTATTTGTTTATAAATATACTGAGCACGTTCGATAGGAGACAATTGCTTAATAATTCTATCTTGAGTTGAGATTTGCTCAGCCTGGTCTTTAATCATTTGCTCAACGCGCTTCATAATACGGGGATTGCTTGAAAGGTCTGCATAAATCTTCTGAGCCTCTTCTTGTGACGATGCGCTCACAATTGACTTAAGGGCATTCTCAGCAGCGCGCTTCTCGATGACCTGTCTTGTTGCCTGGTCGGCTTGTGCGGTTGCAACGTCTTCTCCTATCTTCTTTGTTTCTGCTCCACCAGCAACAGAAGTAAATCTCTGCCCAACTACATCCGTTGGTATTGTGAGCCCCGGCTTCTCTACTGTGCCAGCGATAGACATTGCTTGTTTTCCGAGGCCCGCGAAGAGTGTCTCCATTGTGTTTTCAAGCTTGAGCGGAGAAATACCAAAAACTGCCCCAAGTTGCTTTGCAAGCCATGGCGTATAAGAACGATATTGCTCTGATGGCTTTGCAAGTTCCATTGACTTTGGAACAATTGGTTGCATGCGGTACAGGTTCATGTTGGTAACATCTTCCACGACAGCCTTTGCAGGAGAAGGAAGTAGGCTCGTTGCAGCCTGTTCTGCGGTCTTTCCCATTGTCGATTGTGGGGACGTTGAAAGCGGAACAAAGTCCATCAAGGTGTCAGAGGCAAGAGTCTGAAGAAGATTTGTATTCTTGTCTCGTGACCATTCAAGGAAGTCCTGGACCGGATCGATGAAGTAGTTCCAGTCACCCTTTGGTATTTTCAATACTTGAGTGTATCTACCTGCCTCATCTTGCTTATCACCATAAATCATGATGATATTATTTGCTTTTTCGAAACTCGAAATATCATCCCAAACCTTTGGATATCGAGAAACGTTGTTATAGTAACTTGCAACGAAAGGAGCAATTGCCATCCCGCCAATCTTTGCAGTAATCCACGCTGCTCGTTTAGGATCCTTAAGGTCACGCTTTATTGACTTCATGATGTTTACTTCTCCCTGAAGACGGGCGTTCACGAACGGAACCCACATATTGAACATCTTCATAGTTTCTCCCATCTTTGCAAAGTCTACCGTACCTTCACGTGATGCAAACCCAGCTTCTGCTGGAGAAGCTCCTTTGCTCATTGCTTTCATGTAGATTCCCAAACGAGGGGCGCGCTCAATTACCGTTCCAGCCTCAGAGATGACCTTAAATGGGTTAAGGAGACCCAAGATTTTTTTGTATGTTGGCTTTGTGAGTTGATCAACAGTTTTTGGGACCTCCCTCAGATAAGTAGAATAGTACCCTCCGATCTGCCCAGCATCATTAAGATAACTCTGGAAAATAGAATCATCAACGTTCATACCATATTCAGCACCAGTTGCTTTCGCTGCTTCAAAGAAGCCACTCCCCCAGTCGGCGATATTGAAACCGTCTTTATTTACGAGTGTTGCTGTTTCGAAGTCACGCATTGCATTTGGTACAATGAACGCCATGTTGAGAGATGTCGCACCAGAACGAAGAGCCCCCGCCCAGAAACGAGCACATCTAGTGACCATATCCGCCTGCTTCACCGTGAGTCTTTTCATTGACTCAGCGACATCACTTGGAACTGCGACCTCTTTCTTTACGCCGTTGTCGAATAGACTTATCTTGTCGAAACCCTTCGGCGGCTTTTCTCCAGGCTTAAGTTCTTTCCCAAGACCGCTTTCTTTTGCAACATCGACAAGTTTCTTTGCCACATTATTTCGCTCAGTGACGTCAATAACCTTCATCGTCTTTCGAACGAAGGCATTTAGTGGATCATCGATATGTGAAGACGTATCCGCTCCCTTGATACCCTTAATGACATCTTGTTGTGCCACAGAGAACGCCTTCGTGTTAGATGGAATAACGCCAGCATCCTCCTTGTTCAACATATGCTCAAGGATATCGAAAGGAGTATAGTTCTGGTTTTTTGCCTTGATTGCGTCGTAGGCCTCCTGATTAATAATTCCGCTCTCTTTTACACGAGAAAGAAGCGTATCTGCATATTGGTATACCTTCTTTGCGGCATCTTCAATCTTTGAAAAACGCTCAGGCCCAACCTCAGACTTAAGGTCTTCCATTGCCTTCATTGCATCTTCAGCAGTCAAGCCTCCAGGGTTACTGAAGCCACGTCCTGCGCGCTCTGAGCTTCTTTGAGCAAAAAGATATGATGAAAGGTTTCCATTTCCTGAGTCTTCCCCAGCTGTCTTTACTGCCTCTCCAAATTTATTAAGAGATGCCTCTATCTTCCCAGAAACACCCTTGTAGAGACGAGCAGCGACATAAGCATTTTCATCAGTGGTAAGTTTCCTGCCGAGTTTCACCTCAGCGGTAGACATGAACTTATTAATAGAGTGTCCAGAGTCATACATCTCTGTCATAAGTTTGTCAAGAGTCTTTCCTTTTTTATCTTGCGCCTCCTGCGTTTTTATCATTTCTTGCCCTTCCTGAAGAACACGTCTTGTTTTCCCGAGAGCAGACTCGTCGCCAGTACTCGTTATCCCCGCATCAACACGCTTACTAAATATCTTAGAAAAACTCGGGAATGACTCCATGTTTCTAAGAGCAATACCAATTGGACTTCCATTTGTTTTCGCTGTGTCATGTGAAACCCCCATCTTTACTGATGGGTCAGTCTGTGGAACCTCAGCTTTTGGTTCTTTTGTGTCTGCCCTTACTTCAGCAGGAGACTTCCCACTCATCGCCTCCATCTCTGGGATCTTTGGACCAGCAACATGTTCAGCAATTTGCTTTACGGCCTCTTCACCAACCTTCTTTTCAAGTCCTGCTGGAGTAAAAGAAAGAGCAAGGTCTTGTGTCTTTTGAAAAGAATCTTTTGTTTGCATCTTCTCCATTTCAGATGCACTTATTTTAGGCGTATTTGTTGGCATACTAAGCTCCTCACCCCTCTGGCTGACAGGAGTTTCTGGTGGTGCCTTATAGAAAGGGCTCGTTGGGTCAGAAGATGGAGTAGTAAGTTTTGAGATGGTGCGCCCAGGGTGAGTTATGTTGTCATAAACATTATAAACACTCTTCTTTGCCCAATCAGCAACGCCACCCAAAATATTCTCGGCCCCTTGTTTTATTGTATTAAGTTCATCCATTTTTATTGTGTGGTCTTTTTATCTCGGATGGCACTAATCATTGCCGCGGTGTCTCCACCAGCAGCCTTTGCAGCACTAAGTGGCTTAAGTTTAACCTGACTATATGAAGCAGGATTTACATAATCACCAAATCTGTTATTAAACTCAGTTGGTGTTAGGGATGAATTTGCACGTGCATCGATAAATGCTTGCGGATCAACATATCCGTCATCTCCAGCAATGCTATCAAAGTGATCAGAAATTTCTTGCGCCGTAGAAGCTTTGGTAATTGCTGCAGTTGGGCGATATTTTGTTCCTGTGTCAACATATGATGTGGTTGGTTGACCAGAAACAGGGTCGATAGTAACAAACCAAGATGCCATATTCCCGGTCGCTGGATTAACGCCTGTCCCTTTACTCAAGATAGTAGCGTTTGGTTTCGCGCGAAGAAATGCTTCAGTTGAACCGATTGGTTCTCCAGCAAGAAGCTCGAGTTGGTTCAAATCATTTCCGTGCTTAGCAAAATAGTCATCAAGCGCTTTTGGGTCACGACCAACAGTATCCTTGGCCATATTCCACATACTTGTTATCGTCGCGCGAGCATCATTCTTTTGCTTCTCGTCGAGGGTAAGATCTTTGTTAACCGCTGAAGTATATGCATTCTGCATCTGGATATTCTTGTTGAATTCATATTCATAGTTCTGTCGTGCGGTTGCATAGTCATCCTTGGTGTACCCCATTATCGATTGGATATAGTTATTCTTAATCGTGAGCTTCCCCTGAGCAAGAGCCTCTTGACGACCAATGAAATCTAATCTATCTTGAATATTACGCTCTTCTTCGCTGATGCGTGCACCAGCAGTTGCTTCCGAATATCCAGCAGTTGCGCCTCTTTTGAATTTTTCTGCAGCAGAAAGAAGATCAGCCTTTTCTCCCTCGTACTGACCAATAGAATCCTCAATAGCAGAAATACCTTGATCTGCTCGCAACTTCGCATACTGGTCAACTTGGCTCGGCTGAGTAGGTGGTGGTGTTGTCGTTTCCCCCATACTTGCTTTGAATTCATCGTATGTTTGTGCCTTAAACGGCTTTGGGCCGACAGCGTCAGCACCTCCAGCAGCTGCAACATCACGGCGAACAGCGGAAGAGTCGGTCACTGGGGTAACTTTGCTTGCATCAAATGCTCCAGGCTTCTGACCACCGTAAGCACTTTCTGGGACAGTAGGCTTAGTATCTGGGACATAATCAAGACCCCTCTTATTCGCCTCGAGGTTTTGAGCTCCTGGATCTCCCTGTAGAGTTACCGTCTTTCCTGTTTTTGGGTCTGTATATGCCATGTCGTTTTTTTAAAAAATCAGATTCTAATGTACTGTTTCATCTTCGAATAATCCACCCCTATCACGGAACACGTCAAAGTCTCCAGAAATAGTAGCAAATTCGTGGTAGGTATCCTGATAAAGCTTTCGGTCGGAAGGGAAACGCTGTATATATCTGTCTTGCATGGTAATTAAATCATCAGCAATTGCCTTCCTGTCATTCGCGTCCATGCGAACCGCCTGAGAAGCAAGTTTCGCACAGTATTGAACGATAAGATTAAACTCATCTGTGTCCGCAACAAGGTAGTCTGTATCAGCTGTTGAATTTTCCTTGTAAGCATACGTGCTGTCCTGCCATGCAAACTTTGAATAATAAATAATTGAATGTATCTCTCCATATCTCGCAACGAGGAAGTCCAAGCGCCACTGTGTCTGAGCCGCCATGCTGCCAGTTTTCGTGATAGTCAATTGCATGTAATTAACCGCAGTAATTACAGGGGTTCCTGTATATGAAGATGGCCAATTGAAACGAAGAAGATTCCACCCAGTCTGGAATGCGAGGCCCTCGTGTGTTGTTGTTACTGTCTGAGACCAATAGTCCGAAGAGCTTGACCCCCACTTAAGAATGAAATTCGTGAGCCCAGTTGTTGAGGGGATATAAACCCATAGGAAGAGTTCATGGCTATTGAATTTTGTTAGATCGAGAGCTGTCATGTCTGGGTTAGTAATAACTGCAGCTGTTGCCGATGATGCGGTACTGAACTGAAGTGACGCCGACCCGTTAATGAAATTCACTGAATCAATACTCAAAGCGCTTGCGTCTCCAGTTGCAGCAAAAGTTCCATTCCCTGTAAGAGAATCGAACTCATTTATTGCAACTTCCGTGGTATTTAATTCCGTAGACAAGTTCATTGTCTTTATAAAATCGTGATCATCAAAAGCCACGAGACCTGAACGATACGTTTTTGTTCTGTCGAACTCCTCTGGGGTTGTTAAAAAGAATTCTTCTTTTCTGTCTGTCTGCTTCTGAATGTCAACAACCGCGTTATCTTTTATATCAGCAGGTGCTGCATAAGAATATACCTTTGTATAGATTCCTGGGGAAATTTGGCTCTTTCTTTTTTGACTTCGAAGGTCTATCGCAGAAATTATCTCTCTTACTCCTCGATTGTAAAGAGCGCGCTCATTGATGAGGTTTGTTTTCTTTCCCGAGATTGCTTCATTGACGGCGGTGGAGAGGTCTGTGTAGAGATAAATAGGTGTTGCCATATACGTTTATTATATCCTAAAGAATTAATATTGTCACTGTTTATAACTGGGATGATGTCTGAATTTTAGCGTCAACACGGAGTTGATCAATCTCGACAGCATATCCTCTCAATTCAACCTTAAATTGTATGTAAGGACCACATGCAGCTGTTGGGTCGCCAATAACTTGGTTTACACACCTAGTTGCGTTCGACAACGAGGTCGTTATAGGGTTATTGCTTCCACTTGGAATCTTTACCCAATCGTCGAAGCGCACAAGAGAGCTCCCTGAAGAAGAATATGGGGTTGCCTCATCAATTGTTACCGTAATAGTCGATGCGCCATCTGGAGTTGCCGAAAGGGATGATATGTGGAATAAACATCCAGCATTGTCTCCAGAAACGACTTCAACTTCATTCCCGACAGCAACTCCAACCGGAAGGATTGCAGTAAATGTTGTTGTTGATGTCCACGCTGCCGTGGCGTAAAGTATGTTGTCTGCTGGGCTATAAATAAGACCTTCCGTAACACGATACTTCGTAATGATCTTTTCAGAAGATGAAATGAGGCGACTGAATCTGACCCAAACGTTATACCAAAAATGCTCGATTTCTGAAGATGGGATAAGACTAGTTACAAAATATCCATGATTGTTTATATAGTAATTACCATAAATTGCAGTTTCCGTTGAACCTCCGCCGGCATAATTGGTATAAACTTTTGCCCCCATCAAGAAATATTGATATGTTGATGCTGCAAAGGTCTGAACCAGTCCACCAGCTTCTATTGAAGATCCTTGCCCTTGTCCAAAGTCCTTAGATGTCCCAACAGAAAGTTTGTATTGTCCAAAGCTTTTATGATGATAGAGGTTTCCATTTTTTGTGTTAAATGCCCAAATTCCAGATCTCATTTTTTTTGAATAAAATGGTTCCTTGATGTTCATGTACACAACATCTCCATCAATAGTACAGTTTTTAACTGACAACGGTGGTGGGAGTAATTGTCTTTCCTCGCTGCATGGGAATTCAACGAGGGTAGAAAAACCACGCCCATTAAACTTATTTATTCTTCCGTCGTCTGTAATGACATGAAATACATCATCTTTGACAAACCCAAAAAGAGGATGACCGTTTATCTCGTAAGTTACATTTGCTTTCTCGGCCCCACCGTCCCACTCAGCCACCATCCCCTTCCCTCCGATTTTATTCTGAAAAACAAACCAAAATCTTGTTAGAGATACATAGACTGCGACACATTTATATGTGGCGCTAAAAGAAAGTCTTTTGTATGCAACAACGTCAGACTGGTCTATTGTGTGGATAAACTCTCCGTCTCCAACAGCAACAAGTCTATCGAGACGATCTGTCGGGTGTTTATATGAAGAAGATAGTGCTGTTTGCCCAAGTGTTGTAACCCACCAGCTTGAAGTCCAGATGTTATTAGAACCAGAACTGTTCAGTATCGCAATGTCTGAGGCTCTAGTTACAAGAAGTCTCTGGTTGCTGTTATTTGATTCATGAACAACCATATCCTGAGCGTCAGTTGGAGAATTCGCGAGTGCGTCAGCCGCCCACCCAGTAACCGGGTCTGAACCAGAAGTGTTTGCCATTTTACCAGTAGAAAGAGCCCACCACCTGCTTGTTGCGTCTGCGTCTGTGGCTAGAAAGTGTAAAGGAGTCCCCATTCCACTGACATCAGTAGAATCTGCAAGGATGGCTGCTCTCTGAGAAGACGATACCTTCCCCTCGCTTCTTTCGAGGTCAATATTCCATGACTGAATAATATCCCCAAAAAACTTACCGGGAAGTCCTGCTCGCCATTTTTGAGTTTGTGGGTTGGGGATGATTGGCATATTTCTATTTTAGCACATTTCTGAATTGCAGGAATTCAAAGAAGGACACAGTTAAAGTTTTTATCGCATTCTCATTTGTTGTTACAAGAATATCAAATAAATTCTTGTTAACAACAACAGATCCTGACACGTAAGGCCTAGGGAGATTTACGGTGCTAGTTCCTTTGTAGATTGCATCGACATAGAATGATACTTTTACACCTGGAACATATCTTGCTTCAATGTTATAAATGGTAGAAGATGTTACCGTTTGAAGAAGGACTGCGTTTTCAGTCGTCCCATCTTTTGTTACTCCATAAAGATTCCCATTCACTACTTTAAAACCATAATAATCATTTGCCCCAGTTTTTCCAACAATAATATATACTGTCTGGTTTGTGCTTGCACTTAAATCAATTGCTGTTCTAAAATTACTTTTTTGATTGAAAGAAGACGGACCAAAATTGAATGGCCTCTTATAAACCTCAGCAGAATTTGATGAAGTACCACCAGTTGAAATAGTAACCTGAGTGCCATCTGCCGTTACAGAACCACCAACGGCCACGACCCCAAAACCACTATTCGTAGTATTTATACTCTCGAATGTAGTTAAATAGTGAAACATTTTTTTCCAAGTCAAGTCGAACACCTTGTCAAGAAGAAAATCATCCGTGACTCTCTCTAGGACACTTCGAGAATTTGCATCCAGCGGATAAGAAAGTCTCTGGGCGTCAATACTATCGACCCTTTGTTGCAATTCATTTAACTGCCTTTGTAGTTCTTGGGTGTCCATAATTGTTTTCTTAAATAGGAACGGAACTGGTATTACGATTATTGCTATCAAAAAAATGGCGATATTGTTTTTCATGGTTGTTGTTGGTCATGGTTATTGACATATCTTTATGATACAACTTTTCCATTTAAAAGTCTAACCACTGCCAAAATGCGAAGGTTGCAGTGGTAGAAATGTACGTAAATGTACCACTCGAAGTGAATGTACAAATAGTGTTGCTTCCTGAAGTCGTCGTGGTACCGCCGCAAGTATAGTTTGCTGCGTCTGCGGTTGGATAGGCAATAATTACAACGCCAGAGCCACCATTAGCTCCATTAGTATTACCAACATTGTTTGTACCTCCACCACCTCCACCACCAAGACCATTAGTTCCAGCTACCGATGCCGCACCACCACTTACACCTCCTGCACCTCCTCCACCAGACCCTCCTGCACCATTACTTGCTCCTTGAGTAGTTGCCCCTGCACCTCCTCCACCAGCATAAGTAACAGAAACTCCAGAAATAGAGTTTGCTGTACCTGCACCACCAACACCACCTGTTGAACCTGCACCAGTACCACCCACAGCGGAAGAACCTCCACCACCACCAGAAGGATAAGGTGTGGTAAATAATCCAGCCCCTCCATTTGAACCTTGAGAGCCAGTACCTCCAGTACCATTTGTTACAGAAGAACCTCCACCACCCGAACCACCATTAGAACCATTACCATTACCTCCAACACCATTTGTACCACCACCTCCACCACCATTAGCAGTTATTGTAGAAAAACTAGAAGCAACACCATTAGCTCCATTAGCAGTAGTAGATGTATCTCCAGCTCCACCAGTTCCAACTACTATAGAATATACTTGTGGTGTTACAGTAAAAGAAGTATTAGCTTGATAACCACCCGCACCACCTCCACCTGCGGCGTTTGAACCACCACCTCCACCTCCACCCACTACGAGTACATTTACTGTTCCTGCTGTTGCACTCGCATACGGAACCATAGTGAACATGGCATAGAGCCCTACTAGGATTGATGCTATGATTTTGTTGAAGGTAGTTGGTTTCATATATTTTTTAATGCTGACATTTCTCGTAGATAATAAGAAGTATCACATTGGTTGTTGCAATTTTTCCAAGTTCCAATTAAGAATGAAAGTATCTTTTTCATATTAGAAATTTGGACTCATGGTCCCAAAATATCTTTGTGTTGATGTTGCATTGGTACTTAGGAACGACCACACATCACAATTATTTGCCGTCGTTGTCTGCGTTGGTGTCGTATGGTTTGCCCATGTTACCGCGCTCGAGAAAGTCAATGCTCCGGCTGTCCCCGCTGGTGCGTTACATACTACCAAGGTTAGTTTCTGCCCTGGAGTAGAAGATGCAAAAGTAACTGAGATTGCCGCTGTCCCAATTCGCATTAGTTGCTGGTTCCCTTCAGTCCAATTAATCGTCTGCGTGGTCGACGTTGCAACAGTATTTTCTGCTACCGAAATTGCACCCGAACCAACAGAAATACTATTTGTTGGGGCAGAGGAAGAAACCCCAAGCCTTGTTATTGTTGTCGTTGCGAGAGTAGAGGTTCCTGTTACATAGAGATTCCCGGAAACAGATAATGCTGTCGATGAGGCAACACCAAGAATCGGCGTTACAAGGGTTGGCGAAGTATCTACTACAAATTTTGTACCCGTTCCTGTTTGTGATGCAATAGCGGTTGCATTCCCCGAAGAAGTGATTGGCCCAGTTAGGTTTGCATTAGTTGTTACCGTTGCAGCATTGCCAGTGATTGAACCTGAGATTGTATTTGTAACGGTAAGATCCGTAAGCCATGCCTTTAGAAGTCTCGAACCAGTTGAACCAAGAGAACCAGTTGTTAGAAAATCCAGGGAACCTAGATTGAGGTTTGCGGTGGCCCCTGTGTATGGTACGAAGTTTGTGGTATCTACAGTAATACCAGGGGTAAAAAGATCCGTTGGATCCCCATCTCCCATTGCAAGACTGAGTGTAGGCGTTCCTGCGGCTGTAGCATATAGTCTCACAAGGATACGTGAGGCGGTGCTAGACATCGTATGCTGTGACGCTGTTACTGTAATATTATACTGAGCCTTTGAATTTGTTAGGTTTGGCGTGGTGTTTGTTGTGCCAATGAGCGATATGTCTGCTCCTGTTGAAGAAACCTCCCAAATCTCTGCATATAACGTAATGGAAGCAGAACCAGAACTTCTCCAAGCAAACAAATCTAATGTATATGACCCGGCGGGAATCACAGTAACGTCTGGTGTCCCTGTTGGTGAAATCCAGTTTTGAACAAACTGAGTGGAGGCAGTAAGAACATAAGGAACCGTAGTCGACGTAGTCGAGGCAACTGAATTCATGTTGAAGAATGCAGATGAAGACGTTGCTTGAGTCGCATACATGTAATAAAACTTTGAACCTGCGACTGGTACTGCTTGCCATGAAGGAGCGGCCGAATTTGTTCCATCTCCAACCTGAGATAAGTAAAATGTTGTAGTTGCTGTATTCCCACCAAGACGAGTTCCCACACCACTCGATCCCCCATAAAGAATATCCCCCAGTGTCGTTAATGGTGACAAGGAGTTAAAAGCGGTATTTGCTGTTGTTGAACCTGTTCCACCGTTTGCGATTGATACAGGAGAAGAAAGAGCGATTGTTCCGCTTGTCGTTATAGTTCCACCTGTCAGACCAGTACCCGCCGTAATAGATGTTACTGTCCCTGAACCACCTCCACCGAGACCAAGTGTTGATGTTGCTTGTGGCGCATAGGTGCCATTTGATTGACCGACGAGAACGTATCCGCTCGTAGGTACTGTTGAGGTGCCCGTTCCGCCTTGATATGGGAAGAACACACTTGCAGCATTTGCAATTGTTGCTCCTCCTACCAAAAATCCGATTAAAAATAATAGTTTTTTCATTATGGTGCGCTTCGATAATTAACAAGAATAATTGAGTTCGTTGGTGGAGGGGTAACAAATGTAATGGTGTTAGTGGAACTGAACGTATAGTCAACACCTCCCGGTTTCATGAATTGACCATTGACATATACTTCAGCAGATGTTGTCGGATTAACTGTATGAGCAGTGGTGAATACAGCATTTGATCCATTTACTGTCCCCGAAGGAACCTCATTTTCATAAAAATAAGTTCCGAGATTCATCTTCTGAACCATAAGTGCCTCTGCGGCGCTAAGTGATCCTCCGTCTTGAGATAGAAGCCCTCCTGGTGCAACTGGATTTAAAAATCTTGATGTCATGTTTAAATATTGTCTCCTTTTATGCCGAACTCATCGAGAATCTGTATATTGACCCCAGTCTCATTATAGTACCTCTGAAGTCTTTTTACATAGAGATCAAGCTTCCCGTGCTGTTCCTCTATCCTAGTTAGAATCATACCATTTTTATGGAGTTTGTCATTAACCTCTTTTTCCTTTTTGTCCACATCGTTTTCTCGAGTTGCAAGAATCGCAAACTTCGCAGCAATTGTTTTTTCTATTTCTTTTCTGTTTTTGTTAGCCTCAAAAAGAGCGAGCTCTGCCTTCTCCCATGAGTGAGTAGCTAGTTCAAGTTCTTCTTTTTTCTCCTGGATTGATGAATCTAAATTAATTAGAGCATTCTCTTTCTCATTAAGAGACAAAATTTTCTCACGGTGAGATTGGTCAATTTCGCCGTGTTTCGCAATGAGTTCTTTTAGCTCATCATTTTTTCTTGAGATTAATTTCTCAAGAGATAGAATTTCTTCTCCCTTTACCCTAATTATATTGTTGATGGAGAGAACCTCTTTGCTCATTGTGTCAATCTCTCTTTTTTTTGACTCATGAACAGAAGTGACATCTCCCAACTCTTGAGATTTCTTATTTATGCTAGATGAAATATCCTCAACTTTCTTTGCGACAAGTTTTTCCTTGACTCTCCTGTCTGTATTTTTAAGTTTGAGGTATGCCATTTATTTCTTATTTCTTAAGCAGTCCTGAAGAGACATCGTTAGTTCTTTAAAAGCATGCTCTTCTCTCGTCATGTGACCAGTGATTATGGTCTTAAAGTCATTGTATGCAGTCTGAATTTGTTCGTCTTTTTTTTCAACAACGCGGATAAAATATTTTATCATAAACCACATTACCGCGATTGTCGCTAGTGTTCCACCACCTTGAATAGCTGTCGATATATCCATAGTTTATTTACAACTAGTTGCTGAGACTGTCCATGTTGTTCCAACAATATAAGCGTATTCGACAGTCCCCGCCGTATTATATAACTCAAGGCAAGATCCTTTGCCCTGCCCACCTCGACCAATCGTTATTGTTGTTGTTGCGGATGCTGTTGTTGTTGCAACTTGGAATTGTGATGATGGGGTAGATGTTCCAACTCCAACAAAATTATTTGCCTTAATAATGAACTGTGAAGTTCCAGAAGCATTATATGCTTCAAACGTATCTGTAGTTGACACTGCTTGAATAGTTGTTGTATTCTCGGAAACAGTAGAGGTCCCAACACTCATACTATTAGAAGCATTTAAGTTCGTAAACCATCCAGCAGCCCATGTGTTTCCGCTTGTTCCCAGAGTGTCCCCCGAGGTTCCTGCGATAAGAGCCGTCCCTGTTTTTTGAATAAGGAATGGAGACAAAAGACTCCATGTATTTACTCCAAGGAGAGCAGCGGACGCCGGAAAGGCTATCATCAACATTAGGAGTCCGATTATTGTTGTGAGTATTTTGTTCATAATTAGATGATAGATGCTGCGCGACGTACCCACATGTAGGTAAGGTCCATGTTGTCTGCGTTACCGTTAACAATTCTGGCAAGGAGCGCGTCACAAGGGATCTGGTTCTTTGAAGTATTTGCTGTTGACACCGTTGCGACAATTACTCCGTTGATATAGAAGAAAATGTGATCTGCCTCCCAGCGGATTCTATAAGTTGTTGCAGTAGCTGTGTACCCGGCACTCCATGAAAGTGTCGTCGATGTTGCGTTTCCTGCGCTATCAACGACTTCAGCAGTAAATACTGCCCCTGCAATTTTGAAATAAACTGCCCCCATGTTGTCAGATGATGGGTTTCTGAGGCCCCAATGTCGTGCATCTCCTGAAGTAGGTGCTGTTGGAACCGTAAGGTTAAATTCTATGTCAGCATAGATGTGTTGGATGTATGAACCAACCGCAGCTGCGTTGAAGCGCAATACGTTCCCCGACATCGCTGGTGTTCCTGTTGTTGCTTTCCAGAAAGTAGTATCGTACTGCTTTACAATTGGGTCATAAACATATCCATCTCGTTTATCGCGTGAAAGTAATTCCATGATGTTGTGTGTTTATCTTGTGGTCTTATCCCTGTGGTATATAAATCATACCACAAAGGAAGACCACAAGGAAGTGGATAATTAAATGAGCGTACCTGCAGTAGCGATTGTTGCAGCGTAGTAGTTTCCACCGACCCATGACATTGCAGCACCTGTAATAGGAGCTGTACCCGAAAGAATTTGCATGCGGTTGTTTGCGATAATCCCTGTTGATCCAGAAGTAAAGGCCATAGCCTTTGTGTTTGAAGCAGTGAGGTTGTTGATAGTGTTTCCCTTAACAATAAGGTCTACACAGTCAGTTGTGATATTTGTAATACCACCAACGCCAGAAGAGTATGCTCCAATGAGGTTGTTGTTCTCAATGAGGATATTTGAACCACCAACAAGTTCGATTGCTGCAGTAGTTCCAGCATCTGATGTTCCGTAGAACAAATTGTCCTTAATCGTAAGGTCGTTTGCAGCTGCGGTAGTAAGGATACCAAGTGTTGCTTGAGCGCTTGCTCCTGCGAGGATAAACTTGTTCCCCAGAATAGATACTCCAGCCGCAGTAACGCTAATAACTTTAGCAATTGCATCGAAACCAGTACCATCAATAATGAGGTTCTCGAGAGATGTGTTAGCTGCGGACATTGTGATCAATGCCGTTGTTGCTGTGTTAACCGTGATAACTGGACGATTATTACCGTTACCAACACCGATAACACGAACACCTGCTATATTCACATTGAGGTCGGTCGTGTTTGTAATACTCTCGCTGTGTCCAGGCATAACAAGGACAACATCTCCACGGTTTGCAACACAAGAAGCAAGAGCCGTCTTAATTGTTGAGAAAACACGAACGACACCAAACGAGTCCACAGGAAATTCATTTGAGAAATCTGCGAACCATGAATTTGAAGTATTAAGAACGAAGAAAACTTTTGCTGATGGAGCGAGACCTGGAAGTGTCTTCGAGATCGCACCATAGCGACTAAGTTGGTTTGGAAATGACATATAAATTACTTGGGATTTTTTACTTCGCCCTTGTCGAAGGATTTTATCTCACGGGTTGTTATCTTAAGCCTATAATTTAAGCTTGAGGTAACAACCCGTGAGGGTTGTTAAATGATAAACAGGAACTAAGCTGTACCGTCTCCAAGAGAGATGTGGATCCACTGTCCGTTTACTACAGCAATACCGTAGCCTGCGCGAACACCGAATGTCCAGTCGTCTGTGTGGAAGTCTTCCCCGTTAGAACCTGCTGAAGGTGTCTTGAGGTGTGGTTCCTCCCAAACAAGAAGGTGAGCTGAGGTAGCCATCGATGATGCGATACCCCAATACTTTGCCTTTGTTGAGTCAACAAGACCAGCGTTGTCTGTTGCAATCAAAGGAAGAACAACGTGCTTGTACTTACCTTCATAAACGTTTGTAACGCCACTGTTTGCTGAATCTGGTGAAGCGATTGACTTCAAGTATTCACGAGCAGTGTTAAGCGTTGATGGGTCGTCGGTTGTGAAGAGAATATCAAACGAGATATTAACCTTCTCTCCGAACTGGTTCACTGACTGCTCAACAGCGTTTTTCTCGATTGCCTCGAGAGCACCGCGTGAGAGTTGAGGTGAGTTCGCAAGCTTGTTGCGGTACGTAGTTGAAGAACCACGAACTGTGTGCGCTGTGCTGAAAAGGGCAAGCGTGTCACCAACAGAAATGTCCACAGAACGTCCATCCATATCGGTATAGGTTGTAGCTGTACCGAAAGTAATGCGGTGAGACAAGTCGAGCTCCATACGCTCGTTCGCCTGATTTGCAAGGCTTGTGAGACGATTAATAACATCGTTGTACTTGTTTTGAGTACGCATTTCGTATGAAATGCCGATATCAGCAGCAACACGGTAAGAACTAAGGTTCTTTGTGTATCCTTGCTGTACCTTTGCACGTGCAGCTTGATCGCTTTCACCCTTTACGCGAGCGTAACGGTTGAGATCGATTTCCGTGTATTGACGGATGTTACCTGAATTTGCAGGTACGGACTCAGTTGCAAAGAGTCCTGAGTTGCGAGCAGCTTTATTCACAGCGTCCTTCGCTTTTTCGAAGATAACGTTTGCGAGCTGTACGAACACATTGAGTGATATTGTATTTAGCTCCATGATATTTCCTTCCTCTTAGTATGCAACCAAGGTCCGGTGTGCACTCAGATCTAAAAGGAAATATTTTAAATTAACTTAATAATAAACTAGTAAGCGCCCATGAACTTGATGAGGAATGTACCACTTGTCGTGCTAACAACCTCAAGACAACGAACAGCCTTTACAGATGTTGCTCCACGGTTTACCGTTGCGCCGTCAGTAAGGTCAACTTCGATGCCGATATCTGCTGCCACAAGACCTGATGTTACAGATCCAATCCACTGAGTAAAACGCTCTGTAGGAACCTGAACTTCTACAAGACGAGCTGTTGCATAGTCTGTATCTGTTGAAGCGATTGTGTGGCGAAGAACACCAACAATATCAGCCGCCGCAGTTGAGCTAGTTGCCGCAACCAAAAGTCCTGATGAAAAAGTAACAAGAGTACCAGCGGTAATCGCAGTAGACGTAGTTACAGGAAGATAAACAAACTTTGTTCTTCCTTTCTTTAAAATAAATGACATTTTATTTAAATGAACTAAATTGATAATCAAACTCTGCTTGGATCTTGACGTGATCTAACGGTACAATCAGCTTTTTTTTACGAAGGTTGAGTCCTCGAGAGTGGTTTATTGCCACAGTTCGTGCCGCCATAACCATGAATGGCGGCACGTCAGTGATTACAAACTATTTTCCAACGTAAGGAGATGGAATTTCTCCCGCTGGGGCGCTCTGAATGACGTTGTTCACGTCAGACATTGTTTGATCTTGCCTTTTTTTCTTCCAAAGAACTTCGTCTGCTCTTATCAAGCTCTCGTTTATACTCATAATAACACGCTGTGAGATGAAGTCAATCTCTGAGATGTGGATATCCCAGTCAAGATACAATTCGAGAACAGCTTTTGCAACGGGGAAGCATCTTTTATTGCGAAGTGCTGTCGCATCAATCGCTTCATCCGTGGTTGCCAACGCAACCATTGCTTTGGGAAGCACTAACGATGACTCGTCTGTGAAAACAAGTTCCTGCTTCTTCTCGTCTGTGCAGTCCTTAATCTCTTTAATCTCTTTTTCTCCGTAGAATTTTGCCATGATTATTTCTTTGAAACTTTCTTTTTTGCAACAACGACCTTCTTTGGTGCTGGACCTCCGAATCCAAGGCCGAGAGTACCTCCCGCCTTAGCTTTTTCATAGGCACTCAACCCTTTCTTCGCCATATGTCTTGGTCCCTTTTTAACACCTGGGATACCTCCCATCTTATCAATCATCTTCCCTGCTGCTTTCGCGGTAATTTTCTTTCCCATAAAAATATAAGTTATTAATTAATAAACGCACCATCGAGGGTGTATTCTTTCCCCTCTACTGAAACACGAAATTCCTCTGAGTAAATCTCTGGCTCATCAGAAATCTTTGTCTTTCCCCTCATTACAACAGTAGCAGGAACCTTTTTAATGTTCCTCGAAAAATCGACATAATCCATTGTCTGTGTCTTTTCATCTTCTGTTGTAACCTCGACAACCTGCTTCTCGTGCCATACCCCGAGAGAATCTTTGTAAACTTCATCGAGAATACTCCTCCATGCAACAACAACAAGGCCGTTAAGGGTAGACACGTTAACAATTGTCTCAATTGCCTTCTTGTTGTTCTTATTGAAGTTATCAACGCGCCCCCTGTCCGCAACCTCTGTGAGCATTGCGATTGTTGAATTCTGGTTTTCAACAATTTTTTGAAGAGCTTCAATTTTCTCCTCGACTGTCAAAACCTTCTCCACCTCGCCTTCTTTTTTTTCTTTTTTAGCCATGATTAATTTTTATTAGCGTGCTTTTTAAGATCCTCATCAGTGAGAACCAATCCTGTTCGACGAGAGAATTCTGCGGCCCACTCCTTTGTTTCTGGGTCGATTTCCCCTGCTCCTGATTTTACTGGAGCACCAGAAGCTGCAGAAGTCTGCCTTCGGATTGGGTCAGGTGAGGCTGTCCCGCGAGTTGCGAGGTGATAAGCCTCACGGAGTTTTGCTTCGATCTGCTCCTTCGTTTGAGCGTCATCCTTGATGCGGTCATAGTGATGCTCAATAGTCTTCTTGAGATCTTCGTCGTCTCCCGCAAGAACCTTAATGAGATCACTCTTGTGCTCCCCAATGCGAACAGAGTTAAGCTCCTCAACTTTCTTTTTGAGGTCCTCAATTTCCTTTTCTTTCTCTTCTTCTCCCTTTCGAACCTTACTAAAATTAAAATCCTTATCCTGGAGCTTCTTAAGCTCTACCTCCTTCTCTTCGAGATTTTTTTTGAGTTCAGCTGTTGCCTCCTCAATTGCTTTAGCCTTCTCTGCTTCGAGAGCTGCCTGCTTTTCTTTTTCTATTTCTTCCATTAGTTAAATTAGTTATTCTTGATAATGTTGTAACAATGTTTTTGACGCCAAACACGAAAGGCGTACACTATCGACCTATGTAAAAATTATATCAAACAACTCCGTATGGGTCAAATGGATCTTCCCTCTTTGTCTCCTCCTTGTACTCAGCGTGCAAGTTATTAAATCTCTCAACAAGAAGGTCGGCCATATTTATTCCTCCTCGGCCGATGTAGACCTGCTCATCACCTATCGCTTCTCGAGCAATGAACTCAACCTGAAGTTTAACCGCTCGCCTCAGTTCGTTCATTAAAACGGGATTGCTAAAGAGTACCTCTGCGTTTTCAAGATAAATTTTTCTGTCTGTACCAGTAAGAGTATCTGCATTAACGATGTCGTCAAGGTCAATAGAACCAAGAAAATGGCGGTTTAATTTTACTAGATCTTCGTTTATCTTTT